AGGCCATTCAATATCGGGCGCTGTCGATAAGTCTAATGCCTCAAGTTCCTTGATACAGGTTAGCCACGCTTGCAGGCTGGCCTTGTCATCATCAGATATTGTTTCCAGCATCAGCTCTGCTTTCCAGTTACTGATTTTTGCATTGGCGTCCGAAAGTAATGCTGCGCGTTTACTTTCAGCAATGGAGACATAATCGACGGTATATTTGCCATTCACAATGCTGGCGTTATAGCCCTCCGTGACAATGTTCACCGGGGCTTCATTCTTGTCAATTTCCCAAACCGTCATATCCACAGGGAACAGTAGCGCCCCATTTTCAGCTACGACAATGATTTTTCCCGTATCGTCAGTGCCAACATAAACACTTTGGGCTATCCGCTCTTTATCCCAGGAAATCGTGTACCAGTCCGTACCGTCTTCATTGCGCAAATAGTTAATATTGCCGTCCGGTGAATCCGGTGTATAACGCGAAAACTTACCTAATGATTTCATTTTATTATCCTGCATTGACCCAATTCCCGTTTATCGCATACATCGGATATGCATACACAATCTGATTAACGCGGTCATCGTTAACTGTCATTGATACGATGCCCACCGCCCCCTGGGGTACTACCGAGCTATCCGCACCCGAGACGGTAACTCGCGCACCAATCTGAAAACCGGCAACAAAGCTCCCATAAACCCAATCTCTGGTAGCGTACCCGCTCAGGTCTTGCTGAGGCTGCGGGTTGTTCGGGCTGTATACGCGCTGACCTTCTTCGGAAAGCGTGCCGCCGGTATTGAGGTCACCCGCTCCGGAAATTGTTACACGCCCAGTTTCAGCGCTATTGTCACTATTTACTATGCGGAAGATAAAGCCGCCTACGCCTCCCCCGCGGTTATTGATGAAATCAGACTCACCCTGACCGCCCGATTCATTCCAGCCGATAAATGTGCCTTGAACTTCCGCCCCCGGATTGGGCTGTTGAGTTGCGCTTAAATAGGTCGCATTAACATGACCGCCGACGTTGCCGCCAGTCTGAGGATAAGCGCCGGTCTGTGCTGCCGTTGGGGGATGAGCCCCATAAAACAGGTCACCCATTGTGGTAGAATCCACCTGAACAATCAGCTTCTCGCCGTCCCAGCCCACATAAACTTTATTGCTCTCCATACCGGTGCCGCCGCCTTGCTGCACAGCCACCCAGTTGCCGACTTTATCCAGCGCAAGATTTTCCTTTGCTTTCGCCCCATCGCTTAAATCGGACAGGTTATTACCCTTCTGAAGAGCGTTGCTGACGCGTTCATTATCACTGTCCAGAAACAGTTTTTTTAATGCAGTTAATACCTGATCGGATGTGGCTTCATCAGGTTTGATTTCTGCCGCCGTTAATATTGCAATTAATTCCTGCTGAGTAATTCGGATGGCTGACTGGCTGTCATTCATATAAGAAGAGGTAACAATAGTTGCCAGCTCACCCGTTTCTTTATTTTTTCCGTGAAAAAGTCCGTCAGACGTATTTATCGGGTCAATTAATTTTTTCATTATTCACTTTCCTATAAATACTTAAATACACATTCTGTATGCGCCGGTTTTAACCGATTAAATAAGGTTTCTAAATCCGGGTCGCCGGACTCTTCCAGCCTGTCGCCCACCGATGATTCATCTACCCGAAAATAATACGTCTGCTCCGGCGTGCCGTTGACGTTCACTATCCACCGCCACATCGGGTCGTCAGGTTCTTCAATCGTGATGTCATAGCCCAGCGCCGCCGCCAGATTAATAAAATACTGACGGCTTAAACCGCCTGTTTCAGCCAGAGCCGCCATCACGTTCTGGCGGCGCTGCTGCAACGTATCGATGCTCGCTGGCGTGAGTGCGTAAACGCGCTCCCAGTCGGTAAGCATGTCGGTAGCGGATTCCGGATCAATGGCTGATACCAAATCTGCAATAACGCCATCGAGCGTGGAATACAGTAAGGCCTCGGCGTTGAGTTCGGCCTGCAGTCTTTCACCTGACGGGACATAGGTCACCGGGGGTAGCAGCAAGGCCAGTAAATTGAGGTATTCAGCCCGGTTCATGCTTATTCACTCAGCTGTGTGATGCTGAACGCACCAGGACGCACCCACTCAACCACCATTTCACTGACGATCGGTGAGACGTTACCGGTCGGCGCGGTGATGCTGTAGTCCAGTACGCCAGCGGTGTCAGAAATCAGCGCCCCAATTTGGGTCACAATGGCTTCCTGTCCGGGTATCAGTGCCGCAAACCAGTTATTAAGGCTGGTCGTGATGGACTCGGTGACCGCATCGAGCGTGGTATCGTCGCTGATACCTACCGCTACGGTCACATCGACCGTTTTCTCGGTAGGGGCCAGCACCTGGCAGTCTTTCGCTGTCACGGGGCGCACGCTGTCGATATAGGTTTGTACGGTGGCCAGCGTTTCATCTGACGGCAATCCCGCCGTGGCGGTGATAACAACATCGACTGTGCCCAGCCCACGGCGCAGGGGAAATACCCAGGCCCCGCTGACGCCGTTAATGGACTCCGCCCACACTTTATAATCATGAGCGTTGCCGCCTGCGGCGGGCTGTCGCATCACATCAAGCAGGCGCGTCAGCAGTTCGTCATCGGTCTCAACGTCGGTCGCACCGTTCATGCTGACGACGGTTACCGTGCTATCGACGCCGGACGGGGCTGAAACCAGCGTGCCGGTGACGCCTGCGGCGAGGTTGCCCGCCGTCCCTGTGGCGGTGGCTTTGGCGGTCACCGTCGCCGTGCCGTTATCGTCCAGCGTTCCCGCTGCGGTGGTCTGGTAAAGCGTGCTGTTACCTTTAATACGGAACTGCAGACCGCTGGCCAGCGCAGTCTTGTTTGTGCCGGTCAGCGTGACCGAACCGCCCGCAGCGGTTGCCTGCTTTTTTGTCAGGCCGCGTTCGCGGGCGTGCATCATCAGATAATCACTGTCCGCCGTGTCCGGGAAAGCCTGACGCAGCACCCAGGCGGCGTACTGATAAGCGCCCCAGACAACGGATGCCGTGGCGTTGGCCCTGACGGCGTAATCGCTGTCTTCTGAGACATCGGCCCCGTCAGCGGTATCTGCGTCGGGTAACTGGTTGCTGACTTCTTCCAGGTACGTTTCGGCAAGGTCAGCCTGGGCGGGTATCGTTAAAGGCATGAACTCAGCTCACTCTTACCGGATGTTCAAAAGTGGCCACTTTTCCGCTGGCCTGTTCGACACGGACAGAGAGATCAATCCAGCCGTCGCGCTTATGCGTAGCCTCAGCCGTTATCGCCGTGGCGCGGCCATCGGTGACAAGTGGCTGTAACGCCTGATAGGCGTACTGCTCGGCTAACGCACGGGTGCTGTCGCTGTCCTTGCGTGGCAACAGATGCAGCTTAGAACCCAGCGTGGGCGCAAAGGGATACGCGCCCAGCGGGGTTTTCAGTCGCATCAGTACGGCATTTTCCAGACCGGTTGTCCGGGTGCCGGTGTAATCGCCCGTGGCGGGATTAATCAATCTGTCCATGCGGGGCAGAATATCGCGCGCGTGCGGGGAGAGCCTGTGGCAGGGGTGAAGCGGGTAACGTCAGGGTGAGTATAAAATGAGGGTGTTTGAGGGGACTGACGCGGGAAAGATGCCGGGCCTGCGGCTGGCCCGGTGCGGGGTTAGTTTTTCGGAGCGCCGGAATCGCCGTCCGGCGTGGTGTGAATGTGTGTGCCGATTTTAACACCGTTGATGGTGATGCTGGTTGAGGTAAGTTCGCCGCTGGTGTGCGCGATATTTCCGGCGAACGTTGCCACCGCACCGCCACCGCCGTCTGAATTGCTGATCGTCATGCCGCCGTTACCGGTGATCGCGCCCTGGGCGATCAGTTGCTGCGTGGCGGTCAACGTCGGGGTGGTGAATTCGGCGCTGTCTGTGGCGGAAACCGTGTATTTTTTGCAGTTCACGCGGTATTCGTCGCAGGTTGCTTCAATGATCTTGCCCTTTTTAAGCACAACGGACGCGCCTTCAGCGCTGTATAACGCAACCTCCCCGGACGCCAGCGCCTGCAGCCGGTACTGGCTGTGCTCGGTGGCGATCACAATACTGTGGCTGCTTTTGCCGCCCAGCGGGATGACGATCCCCATTGTGCCCTCAGGCGGAACCGACGTTAAGCCGTACTGCTGAAACACTTCAACCTCCTGCAGGGTCTCGCCCGCCAGTGCATCGAGCTGGGCGGTCATGACGCCGCCCGTGGTGGTTGTTCTGGCCAGGGCAGAACGAAACGGACGGCGGATGGCATTCAGGGCGTTAGCAATGCAGCGGTTGATGATCGCGGTGATGTCCATTACTTAATGTCTCTCCAGTCAGTCCAGTATTCGGTGGTTTTTTTGCCTTTTTTCTTGCGGCGGGATTTCGGATGTGAATCAGGAAGCCATATCCCGTCCTCTTTTAACGTCAGGGTGGTGGTCAGCGGCATACCACGGCCACCACGTATTTCTCTGGCCATCATGAAGAAAATGCCGTCGATGCCGTGGATCTCACTTTTTAACGACACACGCTGTCCAGGCACCCAGGCGGTGCCGTTTTCGGTGCGCACACCGCGGACCGTGGCGGTGATGGTCAGCGCGTTGAGGCGGGAATCCGATATCAGTTTGCGGGCGCGGGCCGTGGCTTCTTCGTCCGAATCCGTGTCCCCCATCACGCTGATATGCGGACGGTACAGCGTGAAGCCGTTGTCTGTGGCGGTGCCCTTACGGTTGTGAACGCCGTTTGATTTGCTGGTGGCATGCCCCTGGGTCAGCACGGTAACCTCAGAGAAGCGCCCGGCCATGCTGGTGTGTTTGGTCAGGTTCAGCAGGTTGCCGGTGCCGTCGCGGTTCATTATCAGGGTTGCGACAGGTTCAGTGCTGTAGTCAGGCCCGCCGATGATCAGCGTGCCGTCCGGGGCAATCCACGGCCACAGGCCGCTGACTTCCGCCGCCTTCTTCAACGCGTCCCAGGCGGTTTCGCCGGGGTCAACCGTGAATTTCTGCGGCGCGGTGCCGCTGTCGGCGTGTACCGCAATCTGTGAGATACCCAGCGGGCGCACAACCTTACTCATCACCTCGTCCAGCGTCATATCCTGCGCGGTAAATATCGGTGCGGAGCAGTCCAGCAGCACGGCGGCATTATCGCGCCCGGTCAGGGTAATAAAATGCTGACCGCGACCGACGATGTGCGTCACGTCATCAATCAGGCCGGTCATCAGCACATCACTACCGGCGTGAAGCACCGCCCGTGCGCCTTCGCAGACCTCGGCGGGCAGCGTGGCCGTATCAATGCCCACGGTCAGCTCCCAGGCACCGGCAGGCGTCAGAAAATCGGCATGCACGGAAACGCGCTGCCAGTCGTTGTGCGACACGCCGCCCACGGTGAGGGTGAGGCGTTCGTCGGCGTTGTTATCGTTGCTATTTTGCGTAGGCATAAAGCGTCGTTCCTGATTGCAGTGCGTTCGGATTATTTAAAGATGGATTGAGGCGCAGCAGCTCCCCGGCGCGGGACACGTCGCCGTACCATTCAAACGCCACCAGATGCAGGTTAGCGGTGCGGGTGACCTGGCGGGTAATGAGCGGCGGGCGCAGTTGGATCAACGCAGCGGCCTGTTTTTGCAGCGTGTAGGCCAGACTCTGCAGACCGGTAATAATGGCGCTGTGCGTGCGGGTGTCAGGGGTCAGACCGCTGCGCTGTGCGGTACTGATATCGCTTTGCATCGCGGCGCGTTCGTCGGCCAGCGCGTCAACAATGGTGCTGCGGATATTATTCACAATGTTTTCAATCTGGGTGCTGGTCAGCGACGGTGAGGTATTTTCATTCTGCATAATGGTACTGGCCACCTCCGCCAGCTCGCTGACGGTGACCAGGCGGGCGGTGCGGACTATCGCGGCGGTATCGCTGGTGCGCACCGCCGTGACCTGGCTGAGCGGCAGGCGAAAGGTTTTGCTGATGGTCGTCACGCTGCGGGTGGCGATGTACGCCCCCGGATAGGTCAGCACTTTATTGGCCAGCTGCGTCGCCTGTTGCCAGTCGGATTTAACGCCGTCTCCGGTCAGGTTTAGCGTATCGCTGAAGGTGCTCACCAGACCTTTGAGGTCGCTGATAAGCGCCGAAGGCGTGTCCAGCAGGTTACTGACGCTGGCGGCTGCGCCCTGGATATCTTCCCGCACGCTGTCAAGCAGGTATTCGCCCTGGGCAACCATCGTATTGATGCGCTCCACGCCGTTCTCCAGGTCGCGGATATCCGACATGGCGGTACTGAAGGCGCTGGCCGCGTTATCGAGCAGGCTGTCGCCGGTGCCGGAAATGCTTTCGGTAGCCTGGTCTGCTGAAGCAGAGGAAAACAGCGCCTGCTCGGTGCCAGACTCCAGAAATACCAGCTCAATGGTCACCGCATCCAGCGGCTCAACCTGTTTTTCTATCCCGGCTTCCAGAAACTGAGCGCGGGGAATGGATCCGTGAACGGGGTGAATAAGTTCCCCCGGCCCGCTGGTTTTAAACGTGGTTAACAGCGCCTTTAACTGCTGTTTCCAGTTGCTGCCGAACAGAAAGGCGGTCATGCGAAAGTTCAGCGCCTTCAGGCCCTGGTCTTCGATGATCGTCCCGTCCTGATAAGGATAAGCGTAAGTGGCGGTATCGCGGGAAATCGTGTCGCGGGTGGACGTACATTCAAAGGGAACGCCACGGAATGACGCGGGCTGCAGGGTATCGATACCCGCCAACGCCGCAAGTTGTGACATTAAGTCGCTCATGCGCCGTACCTCCGGGCATTTTTGGTGGTTGAGGTGTGCACATAGCCGGTAATTTCCTGGCCATCGAGATGAACCTGCACATTAACAATGGGGGCCGGTTGCGCCGGGAGCTGGAATACCGGCGTATGACCGCCAGCAGATGCATCATGCCCCGGCCAGTTCTGCAGCATGTTCAGGGCGTCTGCGGAGGTGTGAATCTGGCTATTTTTGTGCTGATTTTGATTCTTCAGCCGGTTCAGTTCGCTGGATTCATCGCGACCGCTGACTGTGTCGGATGGGTAAAGCAGCCCGGCGACACCAAGCGTAAGGGGATTATCCAGCAGACCATCACTGATAAGGTCTCCCCCGACTTTCAACACATGTTTCCCACCTGATAAAACTGCTCCACCCAACTTTTTAAACAAGCCAGGTTTTTTAGTCAGGTCTTCAGCAGCATTTTCTGCTTCATTAATACCCGCGCCCGGTTTCCCCTTAAAAATATCCAGCAGACCGCCACCGCCTTTACCGCCAGTCAGAAGATCATAACCACCTTTTCCCAGTCCCATTGCTGCAACGGCCCCCATGGCAATCGCCGCGCCTTCTGCTGCAGTTGCAACTTTAGGGAATTCATTAGCCAAGTCTGCGGCCTTGAGTGCGAGGTCGCCCAGACCGTCAGCAATAGGCTTTACTGCTGCATCGCTGGCTTTTTGTTTTTCAGTATCAAGCTGCTGTTTTTTATAATTAGCGGTATCAGACATAACCTGATAATCAATATCGGTAGAGCGCTGTCCCTCCGGTAAATTGAACTGATCCTGCACTTCTTTTGAAATGGCGTTGTACTGATCCGGATTACGCTCAAACCCCAGATAGGCGTTTGCTGACTGCTGGTTATGCAGATAAAGTCCGACGTTCTGCCGGTGCTCTTCGTCGATAGACCTTTGGATGTTTTCACGCTGTGTCGGATCGGTTGCACCCGCCAGCTGCTTGCGATACTTCTTCATTTTCGCATCGGCATCATCTGTCGCACCGATAACATGCTGAAGGGTGTAAAGCGCGTTATGCCCCTGCTGGGCGTCATTCGTGACCATCGACTTAAAATCGACTTTCTTACCGTTAATTTTTACCCGCGATGCGTTGTTGGCCAGGTTAGTGGATGACAATTCAGTCAGGAGATCGTTAACGTTTGTCGCCCCTTCCTCCGGGGAACCGGCGATTGAGGATGCCACTTCATACAGTGCCATCACATCCGCATAGCCTTTCGACCCCATAAAGCCTGCACCACGGGCATTTTCCAGCCCGCGCGGAGCTTCGCGTGCCAGCAGGGATACATCGGCTTTACCATGTTGCGCCGCCGTGGTGGCAGCATCCAATGCGGCATTACCTTGTTTCCCAGTCAGGCCAAAGTTAAAGGTGGATGTCATCAGGGAAGCAACATCAGCCGCATCAGCACCGGTCGCAGTGTGGACTTTCATCACTTCAGGCAGCGCACCAAAGACATCATCGCGCCCCATCTTGGAGCGGGCCATCACCTCAGCTGCAGACAATGCCTCCTCGCGAGTGCCGCCCCCGTAATGGTTTGCTGCATGAATCTGGTCTCTAAGAGTAGCCACGCCCGCCAGACGGCCTTTTGCACCCTGATCGCGATAGAGAAAATTCGATGCCTGATGCAGCTCACTGTCGTAATCCATTTGCTGGGCAATGGGCCGTCTGAGCACCATACCTGCTGCAGTCAGGCCTGCAGCGATACCCCCCAGGCTTTTGAGGCGCTCCATCGTGCTAACCATGCGACTTTGGGTGCGTTCGGTTTCTCCCAGCTCACGGCGTAATTTGCTGATTTTATCCGTGGTCTTGTCATAGGCGCGGGCCATCTCGCTGGCAGACGCGATACCGCTGCGGCCTAACTGTTCATAGGCCGCAGACGTTTGTCGGATTTCATTACGGATGGACTGCTCAGACTGAATGCCCAGCCGTTCACGCGCCTGCTGCGCCTGTTTGACATCCTGTTGAATTTTTCGGTATTTGGCTGTGAAGTCGTCTTTTAGACCAATACCGACCTGCGTTTCAAACGGGCCTGCCATGGTTTATTTCCTGCGGTATTTGTGCGATGAGGGGGTTTTACGGCGGATACTTCTGTAGGTTTTGACGTCGCCGCGTTCCTTCTTCAGCCAGGCTTCGGGGGACTCGATGCGGAATACCGCATCGAGCACGCTGGCAAGCTCTAGAGCGTCAAAGTTTCGGATTTCGTTGTCTGTGTATCCGTATTTTCGGATCCTGACGCAGGCATACCGGAAATCCCGATATTTGCGCTCCATTCTTTCCGCTTTTTTTTCAATGCGTCGCGGGCCTGACCGAGCAGAACAAAATCATCACTTTCTAAACCCAGTAACAGTTCATAAGTGATCTTGTCTTTCGGCACAGAACCGAGAGCGGTCAGGCAAAGCGACATCAGCATAACGTTATAGCCCGGCACCTCGGATTCTGAAGCATCGAGTTCATCCCCGACCGTTGATAAACGCAGGGTGAATTCACGCTGAGGCTGGCCGTTAACGTCAATACCGAACGCCAGTACGCCGCTGACGGTTCGGGCTTTCATATCAAAAGTGAAAGGCTGTTCAGGCGCGTTATCTGCGGTTTTTGGGGCTGCTTTAGTCTTTCCGGTCATCATTATTCCTCAATTATTCAGTGATGCGGTTGAGCGCAAAGCCGGTGATGCTCACCCGCGCTTCGTTATCCACGTTGTACTGGTCGCCCACGGTCTGGACGGTGAAATTCTGGTAAGTGATGGTGTCGCCGCCGTCGTCATACGGATACAGCGTCAGCTTCGCGTCCACAATGTCATCCCAGACGATGGTGGCGTTTTTCGGTTTGACCGCTTCCAGCGTCAGGTTGTACGTCTTGATGCCGTTCACATGGCCGCGTGCGCGGCCTGTGGAGTTCATCGTTTTGACCAGCTTGCGCCCGGTGTCCATGCTCGGACTGACGCTGGTCACTTCAATTTCAGTGCCGTTCACCTCCAGGATGATCGGCCCTGTGTATAAATCAGTCATCTGCGTGCTCCTCAGTACAGATAAATGGTGCCGGTCAGGATGTGCAGACCGCGCACAACCGGGGCCGGAATGGCCACGTCAGCGCGGGTGTCGTCCTGGGTGTTGCGGGTGACCTTGACCTGGTCTTTATAGGTGTCGATGTTCTCGACCATCTCCAGCGCTTCCAGCGCGTACAGCACATCAAGCGTCTCCGAGGTAATTTTCGCCAGACGGCGGTCGGTCAGCTTACCGCCGTTCGGGAAGCGCTGAGACATGCGGGTGCGCCACGTTTTGCGGATGTAATCCAGCGTGCGGATGGTCGTGATATCCAGCAGCGTCGGGTCAGCGATGCCTTCGCTGTTTTTGACGTAGGTGCTGATCGCACGTACCAGCTGAACGTTGATACCGACGACATTAAACGGCGTCAGGCCGTTGTGCAGGGCCTTCTCCATTTCGGTACGCATTGGCCAGTCTGCCTGCGGCGTAATATCCAGCCCGGTAATGGCGGCGTTATCAATCGGCTCTGACGGGTCATCTTCCTTGACGAGGGTCGCGGCGTAAGCTGCTGCAATTTCGCCCGCCGAGAGCGCAGAACCGTTATGCCACCCCGTGGTGATGCGGGCGGTATTGACCGTGCTGGTGAGCGTAATACCTGCGGCCAGCGTCCCGTTGAACCCGGTTACCCCAATAGCACCGCGCTGCTCAATCGGCCCGGACACGTCATTAAGGTGCGTGGCCAGTGCGCTGAGTGCGTCGGTGGTGGAATATGGCAGGATAATCACGGTATGACCGGCGCTGTAAATGGCCGCCAGCGCCGCTGAAATATCCGGGTCACCCTGACCGCCGGTCATGCTGCCCAGCACGCCGGTAATGCCGGTGGTGGTGATAGTCAGCTCAAGGCCGATCTCATTCCCGCATGACCCTTTATTACGGGCGGTCAGCACAAGGCCAGTCTGGTCTTCCGCTGCCCGGTCAATCGTGCCGCGCAAAGGTAAATCAGGTTTTGCCGCCAGGGCAGAATGGAGACCATTAATCAGTGTCGCGCCGGTGTCACCGCTTTTTACTGCCACAGCAACGGTGGTATTGCCCACGCGCAGACGAACCTGCCCGGAACTGGTCGCGGTGCCTTTGAGCGTTAATGAACCTTTTGCCGCCACGCCTGCGCCGTCGTCATCCATCGCACACACCGCCAGCTGAATGTTGCCGTTGGCGGCGATGGCTTTGACGGCCATCAGGTGCGCCTGTGAACCACGCCCGAAATACACGGCAGCTTCTTCACCGCTGTACACGTCGGTCGGGGTTAACGCGGCAACCGTCCCTGTGGCCAGTCTCTGTGCCAGAATAACGAGATACTGATCGTCAGTGGCCAGGGTGCGTGAGCCGTTGGTAAAGTTATAATTGACGTAAGTACCGGGCACGCGGGTTGTGGTGGAAATCTCGTCAGTATCTGCCATGACTCAGCCCTCCTTTTTTGCGGTGGTCGTGGCGTTTGCCGCAGTGTCAGCGGTTTTATCTGCAGCCGGTGCCGCCGCTTTTGCTGCCGGTTCTGCCGCTTTTTCCGGTGCCAGCAGTAAATCACCGTCACGCATCCGGCGGATGTAATACGCGGAGCGTTCATTGATACTCACGCTTGCCGCATCGGTAATGTACGCGCGGGAATTCTCTTCCAGCGGCACGTTCAGCCCCTTACGGGCAATAACCTTAATCATCTTTCTTCTCCGTTTTCACCACGTCGGTGACCGTGACGCCGGACGGGGTGGTAAAGGTGCCCGCCGTTGAATCGTGCGCCGGATACGGTTTATCGAGCTGGCCGTTCCACAGCACAAATTCGTAATCCGGATCGGCTTCCGTCTCCGGCGCGGGCCATCGACCGTTCTCCAGCGTGTCTTCATACCAGAGGGTGTCAAACACGCATTCGTACATCGCCACCGCTTTATCACTGATCGCCTTGCCCGTCACCATACGCACGGCTCCGGGTTGTAACTTTCCGATCTCCAGTCCGAGATCTTGCCCGGACAACAGGCGGCGGACGGCACGCACCAGGCGATAACAACCAGGTTCGTCCAGATTGACGCCGCCGTGCCGCAGAGACTCGTTCTCACGCAGGTTGTGATCGACCACAAACACCGAAAAACGGCCTGCAACTTTATAGCGGGTGCGTCGCGTGTCGTGCGGCTGACTCGCGGTGATGCCGGTGAACGTCACGAACGCCCCCGGCAGGGCATCGAGGATAATGCCAATGTCATCGGTCATCACATCCCAGCTGATAACCTCACCGGAAACCATCTCACCCAGCCCCGCCTGCAAGCGGGCGCACAAGGCCACTTCAATATCAGTAATCGTGACCATCAGTAGCAGCCTCCGCCGGTGCGGTTACGGCTCCATAAATCCTCGCCGCCTGAGTAAAACGCCACGCCCGGAGAAGACGTATCAACAGAACTGCCGTTTTCGGTATTGCTGCCGATGCCGATTTTCCCGTTGGCCACCATCTTCAGCCACGACATGGCATCTTCGTAACGCAGGCGGATTTCCTCAGTACATGAACGCTCAGTGCCTGTGAGCAGATAGCGTGCGATATCACAGCAATAATCACGCAGCGCATCGGGAACGTCAGTCAGCGGCAGGAGATAACGCGCACCAATGTAGGAGTCGATGCGGTTACTGGCTCCCTTCAGGTGGTACGCAATACGCTCGTCATCTGGCTCACCGCGCCCGCGAGGGGCGGCGACACCCACCGCATCGCGAAGGGTGAAATACGCCTTGTAGTTCTCCGGGTTGGCGTAACTCATGATTACGCCCCTTTACCCGTTGAGCCGTAAGCCATCTGCCACAGGCCAAATCCGGCAGCACCGCGTGACTCAGCGCCGAACTTAAGCAGCCCGCGCATGAACACATCCGGGTTGTTCAAATCCTGCTGAGACACGAACACCGGCTTTTTGCGCTGCTGGAAGATCAGCGGCTTGATGGCGCGGGTGGTATCCATCAGGAACCACTGTGTGTCACTGGTCAGCCACGGGACGACCAGCACTTTAGCGGTGCCTTTGTAGTAGTTGGTTTTGCCATCGTCCAGGCGGTCTGCCGTCATCAGGGCATTTGCGACGTCCTCGAGCGCAGGCGGCACCACCAGGATATTCGGGCGCACGTTCAGCGGACGGTCTTCTGAGTCTTTCAGGCTGCGCATGGCGGTACGTCCGGCACCGTAAGATGCTGCCGCTGCCGCCTGAGACGTCGCCGAGAGCGGTGCCGTACCCAGATTGCTGGCCGTGATATCTTTATCGCCTTTTTTGCCGTTGGGGTGCTTATCGGAAATAAACGGCAAACCGTCGTAACAGGTCGCGGTAAAAGCCTTATTAAGCAGTTCAAACACCAGCTCGTCCGGCCACTGCTTGGCGCTAAATCCAGCTTCCTGCGCCTGCGGAGCGTAGATGCCGATCTGATCGTCTTCGAGGTCATCGCGGTCAACCTCAACGGTGGCCTCAAAACGCCGGTTCTTAATGGTGTAATTGTGAACCGCCAGCGATTTAACGACCTTATCGCCCACCCACTCCCGCATCCGCGGGAAGCGGTCGATCCACGCATAATCATTTTCACGGGTGGTGGACGTGACCAGCGTGGCGACCTGATCCCACTGGGTCGGGGCCGCGTCGAACGCGTTATTGAAGGTGGTTTTAATGGCGACAAACAGGGTTGTCAGCGTTCTTGCGTTGATTAACATAGTGTTTCCTTATTCACTCAATCCATACGCCGTCGTCATCGAGCAGAATGACGGTGCCTGCTTTTGAACGACTGGCATCAACTGCCGGTGTTTTGCCGTCTTCCGACGCCGCCGCGCTTCCGTCCGTCCCCGTCAGCGTGCGGTTGTCCAGCACGTAAACGCGCTGGCCCAGCATGGCCTGGGTGACCGTGCCATCGTTCAGCCAGCGAAAAGCCTTATTACGACGAATCAGTGCGTGGAGAGCACCATCTGCGCCATTAGTATTATCGACGAACGTCTCGGCGCGTCCGGCATAGGTCAACCCGGTTACCGCCTGTCCGCCCACGGCGTAGCCCGCGGCATTGATACAGACAATGGTGCCTGCGGGGATAAGCTCACCCTTGGCGACAGGAACCGGAATACGGTCCCAATCGCGATAAGGGGCGTTAAAGTCAGCTTTTAATGCCTCAGTGAGCGCCATGACTCATCTCCTGTGCGACCGCTTTTGCCGTGTCTTTCGCATCCAGCCCAAACACGCTGCATACGGCCAGTGAATCGGTGTCCAGCACGGCGTTACCTTTGTCATCCATTGACATGCCGTGAGTTTGCATCTGGGACAGCGCTTTAAGCGGCTGACGGGTGCCAATCATCTTTTCCATCAGCGCAACATCCTGCTTGCCCAGCTGACGCATGTTGTCAGCATCCGCCCCCGCCATGACGCGACCGTCACTGAGCGCAGCGGTCAGAAGGGTTTCCACCTTATCCCCCTGAATCTGGGTAGACAGTGACGCCAGAGAGGTGCGCAGTTCATCCACCACGGCGACCGGGACAAATTTTGTCGGGTCGGGTTGGCCGGATTGCTGCGCGGTCGACAGAGCGGCAATCTGGGTCTGACCGGACTGAATGGCCTGGTCTTTCTCCGTCAGTTGCGTATTTTGCGCATCAATCAGCGCGGTAACGCTGGAGCAGTTAGCCTGCTGCAGCGGGCCATCTTGCAGCGCTTGTGCGGCTGTCTGAATGGCTATCTCATTGGCTTCTTTACCCAGCCCAAAAATGGCGCACAGGGCAAGCCGCAAATTTTCGTTCATCGGTTCTTCTCCGTTTTCAAAAAACATCAGGGACGCAGCAACACGCTGCATCCCGTCGAGCACCGGCATATTGGTCAGCGCTGCATTGAGCAGCCCGCGCACGTTGCCCTGTTCGTCGTAATAAAACGTCGGTGACACGTAGCGGTATTCATCGCCCTTAATCATTGATGCGGCGATTGCCGTCCAGTTGACGCGAACGAACAATCCCTGTCCTTCGCGCCATTCCATTTCTTTAAACCAGCCCGCAGCGGGAACCGGGCCACTTTTTTGTGGTGCGGCCAGTGACTGGTGCTCATAGTCAAAGAGATAGTCATTCACCCGCAGGCTGGCGTTATCAATCAGGGTCTGAGCCAGGGCAGCGTCGATATACCAGCGTTTCTGGCCTTCACCGCCGAACCAGCCAGCGGGGAAAAGCTGTATCCAGGTGTTATCGCCATCCTTTGCGATTGATGAAGTTGAAGCCGTTGCGCGTTGCCACATGGTGAAATTTAAATCCTGAAATCCGTTACTTGTCGTCAGGATACGGGGAAGGAAAACAATGAAATAGTTGTAGGGGTGAAGCGGGTAAATCAGGGGGAAAGTGATATTTCAGGAGGATAAGGGATGAAACACGCAGAGGAACCGCGTTTAAAACACGTTTAAATCGCGTCAGATGGCGAAAAAACGCGACGGTGGCATAACGTTACCGGTTTACGCAGGAATGCGCCTCAGAGAGGCGCTGAGGCATTCTACTCATTTCCGGCGATGTGGTCGATGATCGCCTGCTGAACCAGCGCGTAATCGTCATCGGTCAGACTGAGGAAGGGACGCGCATCAATTTTCGAACCGGGGTGGTTCACCTTTTTGGCGTAACGGCCATTAAAGCGCAGGGCTTTCTTGTTCCGGGGGCGGATGACGTGCGGGCGGGTCTGTCCACCGTTCTGGTGGATCCCCGCATAAATGACGTTTGTCCCGACCACCGCCTGATTGTTATCGCTCCAGGGTTGAATGGAGTTGTGCAAACGGCCAGAGAGCTGCAGCGGCCTGCCGTCGCGATATTTAAGCGCTTTCCACTTCGGACGCCCGCCCTGAACAAAGTTTTCATCCACGGCGTCCATCATGATCCCCGCAATTCTCACCATCAGCGGTTCACGACGCATTACCCGCTTTCCCAGCGCATCCAGCCAGTGCTGAAGCTCAGGCGGAAAGGTGATTTCAATTTCAGGTTCCACTGCTTACCTCCGGGAATTCTCCGTCAATCAGTTCACCCGCAGCATCAGTTTCAGCCCACTGGCGGACACCGGATACTTCCAGCCCCCGCACCGTGCGGCTGAGCGTAATGACATCGCCACCGGCGCTGGCAGCGGCAAGAAGGTGAATATTATCGCCCCGCAGCCACACCGCCGCCGGACGCAACAGAACGGAGACCAAACGCGACCAGACTCCGGCACCGGCCTCACGGTTTGCCAGGAACGCTTCAGCCGCCAGGGTAATGATCGGAGACGGCAGGGAACCATCAGCGCTGAGCATCGAGAGCGCATGCGGCGACAAGGCTCCCACACGGCGAAAATCCCCCTTAGAGGCGGCGCTGAGGCCTTTTGTCCAGCGGTCGAGGTCACGGTTCATGGCCGACACCAGGCGGTCATTGGTGCTGAGCGTTTCACGCACGGCCAGGGCAGTCAGGCGAGGCGCGGCGGTGGTGCCTTTCTCCAGCAGTGTCTGCCCCAGCCCCGCAAGGTATCCCTGACCAGGATTAAGATGGAATCCGGCATCGGGGGTTAACAGCTGGCCCGTTTTCGGGTCACGGTAGGCGGTTACGGGGCGCATCTCACCGTCAGTGCCGTAAGGCTGTTGCACGGTGACCAGACGGCCTGCGCTGCTTTCCAGGCCAATAGGATGTTTATCAACCTGCGCCTGATTGAGCGCCCGCACCCAGCAGCGGCAGCGGTAGCCGTTCGGCGGGTAAATGGTCTGCCATATCGGATCATCCCAGCGGAATACCCGACCGTTAAGCGCGGCGTGCGTAGGCCTCACTCGGTTGTCCATGATCGCGTTATATTCCAGATACGGGCGATCGGCAACGTTGCGCATCTGCTGCTGCCAGCGTCCAGAGGCGTAGGCTGATTGGATGTTAGTGCGGAAAATGGTTTCAAGCCGGTACGGCATCAGCTTCTTGCCCTGCAGCTCGCCGTTCTCGTCCGCCTTCAGCCCGCGCCCCAGCCAGCCCTTACGCTGCAGCAGCGGTTCCACATCATCCTGAAACTGCCGCAACGTCGAGCCGTTGGCCAGAACAGAGCCCAGCCCCTGATGCAAATCGTTGAGCACGTCCAGCTTAGTGATGCCCGCGACGGCAAATTTCACCGCGTGCGCCTCGTCCTGCATATCACGCCAGCCCAGCGTGGACGCAACGCCTTTCGACTGAAAATAGGCGATGGCCTGCTCAGGCGGCAGGGTCATGGCAAAACCGGCGTTAACGTCAGGCATGGTGTTGTCCCATTACGTCTGCCACAAACACCGCCTGCCCAACCAGCTCCCGCAGCGCGGCATCATTGAGCGTGGGGTAACTGGCCAGCAGCAACTCATATACCTCATCCGGGGTTTGCGCCGCCTTCACCTTATCCATCAGCGGTTTCAGCATGACTTCTGCTGCCTGAGTGGCTTTCCCGGCAAGCAGCTGCGGCGCGGCATCGAGATTTTGCTGCGTCGCATCTTCCCCGGAATACGTCGCAGACAGCACGGCCAGCCGGGTCTGCATGGCCAGTGACAATGCCGCGTCACCCGCAGGTAACTGACGGGTAACGGGCTTTAGGATGGTTTGCCCGTCCTGCGGCAGCGGGATACCGCTTTTGTCCGACAACCACTGTGCCGTGATGTCGTAGCCGGTGGCCTGCGCCTTGATGGCCACATCCATGAGCACGCTGAGATCAACCTGCTCACGGGTATCAAACTCAATGCGCGGTGCCCGCTCAGGACTGTAACGCCCGTTAAGGGCAAGTATCGGCCACAGTAACTGGTGCGTCAGCGTATCCGCCACGGCCAGCGCGTCACCGACCAGCAGATCATGGCGAACCTCATTATGAATATTTCCCAGGGCGTTAGTTGACGTATGACCATCGGCCTGGCTGGTCAGCGTGCCACCGAGAATGACCTTTGACTGTACTTTCTCGCACCATTCCACCATGCTGAAAAATGGCGCAGACTGCCCGGCAGCGGGGGAAACCAGTTCTATCTGAGCCGTACTGGGAATAATGCCACCGCCTTCACGGGCCAGACGACGGATGCCCTGCAGCAACTGTGCACGCTCAGCAGGCGTCATGGTGGAGTCGTATTTACCGATGCGAAACGGCAAACCGTAAAGATTTAGAAACTGCGCCCAGTCGCGGGCTGACAGGTTTTTGAACAAGTAAGACCACACCAGAACGCGGAAAAGCCCGCTTCGCGCCACCGCGCCTGACTTGGATTTATGCTTATGTACAATCCAGCCCAGCTCCCATAAAGACTCCCCATCCGCACCGCCCCGGTTGAGGCGGATGCTGTTAAGGTCAGTCTGCGGCATTGTGAAAGCCCGCGCCGGGCGCTTGTGGAACACCGAAGGCAACCACAGTTCACCTTTTTTCGCCCACTCCAGTTCGATACATGAAAACCCATGCCCGATGGCGTCCAGCATATCCATCAGCATGTCGCGAAAGCCGGGCAGGTTACGCAACCACCAGTCAGCCTCGGCGGCGAGTTTTTTCTCCGCATCGGTTGCATCAGGCGCTGCCTTCACCGTGAAAGGCAGCGTCAGCAGCGCACGCTTTCGTTTTGACAACTCCGCAAAGAGGTGGCCGTCGCGTTCTTCCATATCACTAAAAAGGTCGCTCTGCGCCTCGATGTCGCCGAGTTCGGCGGCGCTGAGCAGCGCATAAACGCGATTGACATCCAGCCCCTTAGACGGATGCGAAGGCTGACCGAGATAGGTATACGGGTCTTCGTCGCTCTGCATCGGTTCTGACTTGCTGCTGCTGAACAAGTTTTTAAACGCGGTTTTAATGTCCATTTACCATCCTCCCTGCCCGAATCCACCAGACATATCATCGTCATCATCATCGTCCGCATCGTTATCGCCAGAAGCGGCTCCGATGGGAATAAACTCAAATCCACCGACGCTGGTGGACGCAATCGCAAACAGCATGTGCAAACCGTCCGGGCCGTCATCATGTTCAGCCATCGGAAAGTTGCTCAGCTGCTCGATAAGCGTGGAGAGCGCGCGGGCAAGCTGGATGCGTTCATTTTCCATGAACGGCTGCAGGGACTCGATGCGCCCATGCTTATCGGTTGTCGGAATGACAGATCGTGCCGGAACGGGCACGCCCGCCTTGAGGGATTCCTCAATCAGCACCTCACGCAGGAAGTCCTGAAACTGTACGGACTCAAACGCCCAGGCCACGCAGCCAAACTCACGCTGCAGGGCGATCACATCGCTGATAATCTTCTTCGGGCGGCGCACGCGGATATCGGCCCTGACGACCTTCAGCACCTTTTTGATGCGGTGCCAGCCGCCGACCAAGAGTGCGCTGGGGTCATTGCCCCGGCTGTTATGTTTGCCCAGCGACGGGTCGCATGCGCCGAAATAGATTAAGTCCGGCTCCAGTTCATCCCAGTATTTAATGCACCCCTGAAAAATCGCGTTATCCGCGCTGAGCGGCGTGTTTTGGTACTCAGCATCAAAAGCGCGGGTGCCGACCCGGACGCGGATCAACATCAGCGTCAGCAGCGGACGGGCAGACCAGGAAACGCCGGAACCTTTGAGCATGGCCTTTTCGCGGCGTCGGTAGAAAGACATTGCCGCCTTCTTACCTTTAGCCCGCAGCAGCGCCTCCCATTCGTCCCACAAATCCATGTTCTCTGGCCAGGCGGTGATCGCCTGGAAACGGCGGGCATTCCACAGCGGGTTAGCCATCGTGCGGGCCAGCACGGAATCGTAATGCAGGATGGAACCCACGTAGATAACATCAAGCTTTATCCCGGCCCCGCCCAGCGGCAGGACGGTACTGTTAAGCCACTTCTCTAACTTGTCGCGCTGCTTTTTCGTCACGACGTTTTCGTCGTTTTCCAAATCATCCAGATGCACCAGGTCAGGACGGTGCGGGCCGTGCTTACGACCACGAAGGCTCTGCCCCTGGCCAGCGGCTTCAATCTTGATACCGCTGGTGGTGAGAATGCAGCCGATACGCCACACGCGCCCCTGACCGCACGCCTCCGGGAAGTCCAGCGACAGCCCGGCGTTATAGAGCAACTCCGCCTTGATGACTTCCAGTGATTCAGCGGCCTGAGTCGCCGTATCGAAGGCGATGATGATAAATTTCTTCAGCTCCCGGACAATGCACCACAGGTCGAATAGCTGCTGGCTGAGTGTGGTTTTTGCCTCACCACGGGGGGCGGCAATCACCTCATTTTCCCCGTCAGGGCTGGCGACGACCTCGGGAAGACGGTCGAAAATGTACTCATGCAGCCCGCTGGTTTCGGGATGTTTTAAGTGGTGCGGGAAGTAAGTTTGCGCAAAATAACGAAAACCGGTCACCGGATCATTGACCCGCTCCCGTCGCAACTTAATGGCCTCCGGGCTGCTGTCAAAGCCGGTGCTTTCACTCTCAATGCGTTCACGCAGCTCAGACTGGATCTGCTCTATCTTCTCGCGGAATGACTTAATGGACGATTTGGAAGCCACGAATTATCGCCCTCAAGATTCCGACAATGCCGCACTTTTACTCGCGATGAGGCGGCTTGCACCAGCAGCCCCGTATATCGCCTGCAGAGCAACCCATAAGTCATCCCTGAAACTTCTTTGCTCGAGCACATCGTCGCCAAACTCGTCACGCAAAAGCCCAATGATCTTATTAATGCGCTTTACACCTGAATCGATAGTTGGCCTGCTGGGGATAGCCGTCTTGCCATCAGTAGACATATTCGAAAGGACACTGGACGAACAAGGGATTGGGGCTTGCCCTTCAGCATCACGGATTGCCTTCAGTATGCGGTTGCGCAACTCCCGGGCTTCAGCCTCATCTGCAACATGCAAACATGTGTTTTCCCCGGTGAGATAGCTCACCGTCACCCCACAACGCGAAGCTTGCAGCGCAACAATCTGGCTTGCGCGAGCTGAGAACTGGTTATCAATATCAATCATTGGGTTAGCCATATTTTCTCTCTACCATTTCCTGAAATTCGGGTAAGACATCTAAAAATCCGGCCATCAGCGCCGGGTGTTTGCCGCTGAGAAACGCGGCGAAATCTTCTACCACGCCGCCCGCCACTATCAGGCGATCGGTTTCCGGTAAAATGCGCTGACTGGCGGCGATCATCTTGTTAAAACCATCCTGCAACTTAGCCAGGAGGCTGGCGTATTCGTCCGCCGCCATCATGGGTTTGCCGTCTTTTGAACCTTCACGGGTACGACGCAACTCTTCCATGGCGTACTGGTGGTGTTCGATGAACTCCAGCAGCAGATTACGGATCACATCTTCAGGCACGCCCGATGCCAGACGGCGGGCGGCTTTCTGCTTGTCCCAATCGTCGCCATTGTCGCGGGCTTCGCGCCGCCAGCGCAAAACGGTGACGGCGCTGACGCCGTACATCGGGCCTAAGACTTCAGGCGGGATACCCTGCGCGATGTAATCCCGCTTAATGGAATCTCTGACCTCTTTTGAGTGCGCCATCAGCGACCACCAGCGTTATCAATCAGGCGGTCGATACGCTCGGTAGTCCGCTCCATCGACTGCTTAATCTCGGACAGCATGTCCATAATTTGCTCCTGGTCGCGCACAGCATCGGATTTGAGCTGATACAGCTCGCGCATGCGCATGTTTTCCTTGCGTAACTCCCCAATTGCCCCATGCAGGGCCTTGAGCCAGAAAAAGAAAATTCCTGCCACTATCGATGAAACAATTGTCTGCCACACGTCAGCTACTGATCCCATTTTTCATTTCTCCTTATCCGGCCAGAAAAAAGCCCCGAGGGCCTTTAACTTTGCCGCGTTCGTCTGACACCACGCGCCGTAATCGGTGGCATGGTGCAACAGCGCATCGAGCGGCAATCCCGCCGCCTGACCTGCATACACAGACGGCGCTGGCGGCATAGGCGCAATGGTCACCATTTCACGCGGCGGCTTAACGGCCTGCTGTATTACCGGCGCGGGTGTCACGACCACCGGCGTATCCGAGGGCTTTTTCGTAGAGCCGCAGGCTGCGAGGGCCAAGCCCGTTAAAACCACAAGTACCCGCTGCGCCTGTTCTTCAGCCCGGACAGTCAGCAGCGCCGTATTACTGGCCTGCGTCAGTTGCTGACGTTCATCTGACCGGGCCTGCTTTTCCGTGGCCAGCACGGTATCACCGTCAGCTTTCGCGGCAGCATGTCCGGCCTGATAGCCGCTGTGATGCATCCACCAGGCACCGCCGCCCAGGGCGGCACATAACAGAACGCCCGGTAACACCCGCGTTAACAGCCACTTAATCAGCGCCGCGTCCATCGGGTTTTCCTCCCTGTGGGCCAGCAGGTGGTTTACCGTCACCCGACTGGCGATCGTGATATTTTTGCACCCCGGCATGCGCGACCCAGGCACCGACAAACACCGCCAGCGCATCAACGGGTGAATAGTTCCAATACACGCACATCAGAACGGCGGCAGAGCTGACCAACAACGCGATCAGCGTTGTGGCTTTAGTAATCGAAAGAACCCCCTGACGGTCAGAGACCAATTCAGGCAGACGCTGTAGAAAGCCCATCAGCAATACTCCACGCCACATCAGGATGCGTTACGGCAAACCAGCCACCGCAGGAACCAGCAGATAAGCACGGCGGTAACGACTGATTTCCAGTTAACGGGAATGATGACTGACCACCCCGCATATACCGCCCACCAGTTCCAGGCGCTGAACAGCAAGCTCCAGACAATAAACGGGGCCAGAACGACCACAGCGATGAACCCCAGGACACACGCCGACGCGGTGCCACGAGTTTGCCATTTCTTACCTAATGCGGACTTCATGCCGGATACTCCGCAAAAGGAAGCTGGAAGTGAGCGCCGTCTTTCAGGGTTTTCCAGTCGCCGCCCCATTCGACAGAAATTGAAAGCTCAGCTGAAGCCTGTTTAAACGCCTGGGAAATTTGCTGATACAGCGACCATTCCCAGCTCACCGCACCATCAACATAAGCATCGACATCCACGGCGTGCCCGGTCAGATGGCGGCTGTTCAGTGTCTGGCTGCTACCCTGAGCGACCATTTCTTTTTCGCGTTCGAGCGTGCGCAGACCTTCGGTGATACCAAAATCGACAGGGGAAAGTTGTAGCGCACGGCGCACCACCTTGATCAAATCCGGGTGAACGCCTTTCAGGTTGGTTTCGCTGTGCTGACTAAAGGAATAAGAAGACATAAAAAACCCTCATAAGATGATGAGGGCTATTGTGATCGCTTGAGGATGGCAGGGCATGTTGCGGGGGTGAAGCGGGTAGCGTAAGACTCAGAATAACGAGGCTTGCTGAGAAGGCTGCGCGGGTTTATGCCGTCTGGCCAGCAATCCCCAGGCGGTGGTGTGGCAGAAACCGTATTTTGGCCCCAGCACCGTCATGGACATGCGCAGCGATTCGCCGTTGCTGACCATCTCGTCAACGTCGGCATAAAAGCAGCGGTTGCGCCATTCCCGCAAGGCATCTGCACAGCGGGGAATGAGCAGCGTACTGTCGCCGCCGAAGTGCCGGACCAGCAGCTGCGTCTTCTCCGGGCCGATAACCTCACGCAACATCGCCAGACGTTTTTCACCCGAACCACGCAGGCCGCGACCGATGGGAAACGACGCACCGCCGAACCGCTCAACCAGCGCCTGCGTCGCCGGAAAGCCAATCACGTCCGCAATCTGTCGAGCCGTATCGGGCAGCAGGTCTTCCAGAGATTCCAAGTCAAACGCACGCATATTACAGCCTCCCGTGACGCTTCGCGTCAACTATCAGCATCTGCATGACTTTACGCACCTGATCGTCATTGAGCCATTCAACCGGTTTTTTCTCACCCAGCATGCGTTCAACGACGCCATCCAGATACGCCCACGGGCGACTGGCATCAGCCAGAAGCGCTTCAATCTTGTTTAGCATTCCCTTACGGCCTGCTGCGACTGACGGACGCCTGCCATGCCTGGCAACCGGCGTAAAACCCTGACGACGCATGTATTGCACCACACGCTCCAGCTCAGCGGGCGTGCAGTCTTTGGCGCTGCGCTTGCCGGTCTCACGGGCCAGCACGCCACGATAGGTCTCGTCGTCCCAGCCTAAAGCCGTTTTGCCGGTATGAATAATGCGGATCAGGTTTCTCATATTGCGGCCCACCAAAGAAGAAAGAGATAATTCAGGATGCTAAAAACGAAAAAAGCCCCACAGAGGGGGCTTTGAAAGCGATAATAGGAATGTTTACAACATGTATTCGGCGGGATTATTGGATCACAACTGACTCACTGAGTCAACTTTTCATCGACGGACCGTTAAGTATCCAGGCGGCAAGCCCGATCACCGATATTACAAAACCGATAATAATCATAAACTTCATGGATATTAACTCCATTAATCAACACATGTTTTGGGTCTGGTAACTTTATTGACATGATTATCCCGAGTTAAAGGTCAATACTCTATCAACAGGTGGTAATTTGCTCCACCAGCAGCTTTGCTAAGTATCAGGTGCCTTATAGACTTCAGGCGCAGCGCTGGACAAAAAAATAAAGGCAAATTATGCAGATAGATTTTGACGAGATAAAAAGGATATGTTCAGTATTCCTAGACAGCCCCGAACCATTTATTTCTTTAGGTGAAATAGGTTTTGATACGGCAGAGGGGGATGAGGAGAAGCGGCTTGTTTTTCATACGCTCCTATTGATTGAAAACGGTTTAATCAGCGACAGTAAATTGCGAACCCGAGACCCGTCTTATATTGGATTGGTGTATACCAGTAAAGGGATTGGGTGGAAGATAACCTCGATCAGATTAACGCAAGAGGGGCATGATTTTGCTAAGGCGCTCTATCAGAAGCCCGTTCTGGAGAGGATCAAGAAAGAACTTGCTGACGCCCCGTTTGAATTGGTTAAGAACGTCAGCAAGCAATGGTTAACTAAGAACCTATCCCAAAAGGAATTGTCAGTTAATACACAATGGCAATTTCTGAGGGTGAAACATGGCGGACAACAAGTGGCAGATTAGTGATCAACTCTGGGAGAAAATGGCGCCGCTCCTCCCGGAACATAAAACACAGCATCCGCTGGGTACGCACCGCAAGCGGGTTGATAATCGTGCTGCAATGAACGCTATTTTCTTTGTGCTCAGAACGGGTTGCCAGTGGAATGCCCTGAATGCCACCGAAATATGTTCTTCAAGCTCAGCTCACCGCCGATTTCAGGAATGGCGGGATGCCGGAGTTTTTGAACGCTTCTGGCAGAACGGACTGCTTGCCTGCGAACAACTGGACGCGATTGACTGGTCGTGGCTGTCGATGGATGGCTGTATGACCAAATCAC